TCCTTATTTAAATCTACCTTCCAAATTAGTTTATGAAGATTTAAATATAGTTGATGATGTCTCTGTTTGTTTAGATTCTGTTTCGTTGGAAGAGGAATATCAAGGTGATTTTAATTCTAGAAGAGTGATTCAATGGAACCTATCTTTTACAATGAAGACAAATATATTCAAACCTGTGGTTGAATCTGGAGTAATTCGTTCCGTTGAAAGTAATCTTTATTCAACTCCAACTGGTAATTCTGGAGAAGTGACACCAAAGGAAATAGATTCAGCAAAAGAAGATAAGACTTCTGCTGCTTCTGTCGTGACTCCAGGACTCGATAGTGCTGGAGAACCAACTTCTAAAAAAGAAGAGTCAATTCCAAAAGAAGATATTGATGCTGATGATAATTATGGATTTATAACAGATTTTCTTGACGGTGTTTGATAAATGTAGTATAATATGAATATAGATGAAATGAAAAATCTTGAAGATGAATTAGAATTAAAACCTTCTGATGAGGTTTTAGATAGTTCTGGGGAAGTATTAGACAATACTTCTCTAATAGAAGTTGATGAACCGAAAGATGATTTTCAAGAAGAGATAGTAGATAATAGAAGACAAGACTACAATTGTGCTAGAGAGAATTTAAAGAATGCTCTCAAAGTTGGGTCAGAATCATTAGATGATTTATTAGAGATAGCAAAAGCATCTCAAAGTCCTAGAGCATATGAGGTTATTTCAACAATGGTTAAAAATGTATCAGAAGCATCTGATAAATTAATGGATATACAGAAAAAACTTGAAGAGTTGGAAATCTCCTCAGGTGAAGATAAATCACTTTCGAATTTAGACAAACTGCAACTCACTCAAAATACTCAAAATACAATATATGTCGGGTCAACAGCCGATTTACAACAATTTATACAAGAGAGTATGGGAACAAGAGAAATAACTCCTATCAACAAGAGTGAAAGAAAAGTTATTGATGTCAACTTAGATAATGGTGGTGAGGAGGAATAAATGCCAACTTACGAATATGAATGTACAAAATGTGGATATAAGTTTGAGAGAATACAAGGTATAAACGATAAACCGTTGGAGACTTGTTATAAATGTAACGAGAAGACTCTAAAAAAATTATTTCACACTTCTGGGATTATATTTAAGGGTTCTGGATTCTACACAACGGATTATAAGAATAAAAAATGATTGAAGATGTTGATGACATAGAACATTTTCAAGGAAATCCTCTTGTAAAAAAAGCAGGAGCAAAGATAAACTTCACAAAAGAACAGATTGAGGAGTTTATCAAATGTTCAAGAGACCCTTTTTATTTCATTGAAAAGTATATGAAGATTATCACTATTGATAGTGGTGTTCAGTTAATTAAACTTTATCCTTTTCAGAGAGAAATGATTGATATGTTTATCCGAGAAAAGTTTGTTCTTGCTAAATGTGCTAGACAGTCTGGAAAAACAATAGGTGTTGAATCATTTATTCTATGGTCTATTTTATTTAATGATAATTATAGAATCGGTATGTTTGCGAATAAGTTTGATACCTCTAAAAAGATTCTAAAAGAGATTAAGTATTCATACGAACAACTTCCGATGTGGTTACAACAGGGAGTTATAGCTTGGAATAAGCACAGTATTGAATTAGAGAATGGGTCGATGATTAATGCCTCATCAACCTCAGGAGACTCTGGACGTTCAAGAACATATAACTTAGTATTCTTAGACGAGTTTGCCTTTGTTCCTGATTATGTTGCTGCAGACTTCTTTAATGCGGTATATCCTACAATCTCATCTGGACACAACACAAAGGTTATAATCATATCAACACCAAATGGATTAAACTTCTTTTATAGAATGTGGATAGAGGCGGAAGAGAATAGGTCAAGTTATAAAGTATTTCAAGCAAATTGGAGAGATGTTCCGAGTAGAGATGATGACTGGGCAAAAGAAACGATTGCCAACGTTGGTGAAAAAGCATTTCAGCAAGAGTATGAGTGCGACTTTCTAGGTTCATCAAATACTCTAATATCAACGACTAAAATAAAAGATATGGTTTGGAAAAAACCTATTAAGAAAACTCAACAAGGTTTATGTCTATTGGAAGACCCTAAGAAAAATCACCAATACTGCTTAACCGTAGATTCTTCAAGGGGTGTAGGTCAAGATTATTCAGCAGTTGTAGTAGTTGATGTTACTGAATTCCCGTATAGAGTTGTTGCTAAGTATCAGAATAATGAAATATCCCCAATACTTTTTCCTAATGTGATATTTGATATTGGTAACTATTATAATGAAGCAATGGTTCTAGTTGAAGCAAATGATATTGGTGAATCTGTAGGTCATTCCTTACATAATGATTTAGAGTATGAAAATGTTGTCATGACTGAACATGGTGGAAGAAAAGGTCAAAGAATTTCTTCTGGGTTTGGTAAAACGTCTTTCTATGGTTTGAGAATGACACCAAAAGTAAAAAAGATAGGAACTGCCATATTAAAAACTCTAATAGAATCTGATAAGTTGGTTATCCAAGATATTGATATTATTTCTGAACTATCAACTTTCGTACAAAAAAGAAGTTCTTATGAAGCAGAAGAAGGTTATCATGATGACCTAGTGATGTGTTTAGTTATTTTTGCTTGGATGATAAATCAAGAATATTTTAAAGAACTTACTGATAATGATATTCGGAAAAAATTAGAAAGAGAAAAAGATTACGAGACATTTGAAAATCATCTTCCAGCAGGGTTTCATATCGGAGGTTCTGGTAATGAAACTTTTACGGATAAAGATGGGGATGTTTGGGAAGTGGTGGATTATAACCCTTATAAATTGTTCTAGTTTTGAAAAAACTGTAATTTATAAATATTTGTAAAATGTTTTGCTTATAAAGGAGTTAAGTTATGGCATCACTATTAAGTCCCGGAGTTTTGACTAGGGAGATAGATTTAACAAACGCCGCACCTGCAGGTGCTTCTACTTCTGCTGGAATTGCTATGGAAGCTAGTTGGGGACCAGTAGATGAAATGTTACTAATAAGTGACGAATCCTCTTTAGTGGAAAGTTTCGGAAAACCCTCCGAAACAAATTATAAAAGTTGGTTTACTGCTAAGAATTTTTTATCATATTCTAATTCAATGTACGTTATTAGAAGTCTGAATACAACTGGTGGGTCATCTCCACTTAATTCTGGAATACAAGATACTGGTGTTCTCATAAAGAATTCGGATGATGTTGATTCTCACAGCACTAATGAACTTGTTTGTGCTAAATATCCTGGAGTTTTAGGTGATTCTCTAAAATTTTGGATGGTTGACAGTTCATCTTTATCAGGTTCTGTATATGAAAGTGAGTTTCCTAATTCTGTGGTTTCTGGTCTAGATTTAGATGAAGTTCATGTTTTAGTTATTGATGAAGATGGTTTATTTACTGGAGTAAAAGGAACCATTTTAGAAAAATATGAATTCTTATCTAAAACATCTGATGCTAAAAATAGAGATGGTTCAAGCAATTATTATAAAAGTGTTATAAATCAGAATTCGGATTATATTTGGGTTCTAAATGATATTTGTGAAGATTGGGGAAAAACTTTTAATGAGGTATTAAAAGAAAATGAAAATGGATCTCTAGAATTGGTTGCTGACGATGCTTCAAAATGGGATTTGTCCCAGCATTCAGTATTTGGTACAAGTCAATTTAACGGTGAAGTAAACGAATCCTTATCTAAGGGTAATGATGGATCAGCAGCAACTAATGCAGATATCCTCTTATCTTTCGATAAGTTTAAGGATGATGAACTTGTAGATGTAAGTTTTTTACTTTGTGCTGATGGTGGTAAAGTTGTCGCAGATGGTCTATTAGAAATTGCTTATTCAAGAAAAGATTGTATTGTGGTGGTTTCTCCTGATTATAGTGATGTTAAATCTGAAAATCCTCTAGAATCTGTAAAAACTTTTAGATATAATCTAAATTTAGGTGGACTGAAAGATTTGAAATCAAGTTATGTGGTTATGGACGATAACTGGAAATATCAATTCGATAAATATAACAATGTTAATCGATGGGTTCCTTGCAACGGTGATACCGCAGGATTAATGGCAGAAACAGATAATGAAAAAGCTGTTTGGGCTAGTCCAGGAGGAAGAAGTTTACAAAACGTTATCAAGCTTGCTTGGAAATCAAATAAGTCTGAAAGAGATGTTCTTTATCCTTTAGGTGTTAATTCAATAACAACTTTTCCTGGAG